TCAGAAAGTTCACGATAGTATTTTTTTCTTTGTCGTTCACGTTTTCTTTTTGGTGTAATAAACCAGAGGGTGTATTGAGTACATTAATAGTATTTTTATTAATATCCCGCGATCCATTAATTTTATTATTATACATGACTATTTCTTTTACTGATTTTGCAGATTTTGTTCCATCAGCATTAGTAGCACGTCTACCGGCCGTATGTTTCAACTGGTAAGATTCTATCTTTAAATGGCCTTGAATGTCTTGAAAAAAATTATCATTGACATCATCATTACAAAGAAAAACTGTACTGTCATCAGAAACAGATTTAGCAAATGTAACAAGGTCAGTCTGAGCTTGGTCATCGAATGTTTGACCATAACTGGTGAAACTCCCTCTATAGGGTGGATCTAAGAAATAGAAACTATTTTTTATTTTTTCTTCTGGAATAGACTCTTTCCAATTTTTACAAGTTATGGTAGTACTTTGTAAAATATCACTCCAAAACTTTACGTTGTCTTTGTCGTACACATTTTCTTTTTGGTGTAATAAACCAGAAGGAGTACCAAATCTGTTATTGGTATTTTTATTAATTTGCCACAATCCATTAAATCCAGTTTTCATTAAAAAGAATAGGTATGACGCTTCTTTGACTTTAGACCATTCGGTATATTCAAAAGCGTGTTGATTACGGAGCTCATAATAATATTTTTTACGATCTTCTTTTTTCATTGGAATATATTTCTCTTCCAATATATCAACTTCTTCTATAAACTCTTCATAATTATTTTTGATAGAAGTGTATATATTAACAATACTAGGATTTATATCATTAATCGTACAAGTTTTAGGTTTGAATATTTTATTGATATGCAGAAACATTGCGCCACCACCAAAGAATGGTTCTACATAGTTGTCTACGGTATTATAGAGGTTTGAAGTTTCTGGTAATAGTCCACTCTCAGTATATTTTTTTATCATTCGGGTCTTACCACCAGCCCACATGAACAACGGTTTATTTATTTTTTTTATTTTCATATTATACCACCTTAGATATGAGGTATTCAAACCAATCACGAAAAGTTTTCTTAAACTCTTCTTCATTCTCATTATGTGAAACTCCGATACCACGTTCCAAACCTTTATGTTTATAACCAAACTTTGCAATAGCAAGAAACCTAGCGGTTGCAGTCGAACACGATCTCATCGTTTCTTCGGAAAATCCGGCGCCGGAAGTTGATAGAAACAATTGATAATCGTACAGGAATCCAAGATAATAAAGCCCTCGTTGACAGGCGTTTTCGATAGCTTTTTGGTACTTATGTTCACAAACACCGATCACTTTTTTGTTTTTATACTTAATAAATCCACCATCTGACTCAATAACAGATGATTTTCCATTTTTGAGATATGCATACTCATTAAACTCTGCACCGACAATATCGTCAATTGTCATAGAGTAGTCAATACTAAAATCTGAACCATACTCAGATATTATTTCTTTCACCCATTTTGTGTGATTTGCTTCACCATCTTTGGATTCTTCAGTTGTGAAAGATTCTGTATTTTTTGGAGCTGTCATAATATATTCTCGCTTAATGTTAAAAAATAGAAAGGGTCAATCCCTTTTCTCACTCACTATACTTATATTATACCAAGACATCAACTCTTTGTCAAGTTTTTTCTTCATTTATCTGTACATTTCTACTGTTTTTTGTATCAAATTCATAGCAACTGAAGTCGCTGGAATAACACTGCCTAACATGACTGCTTTATCATTCCAGTAAAATCCTACAGCAGTCCAACATCCAGTACCAATAATATAAAAAACTTGGCCATATATGGGTAGTCCTGCATTTTGTAGGAATATTCCAAACACAGCCGCAACTACACCTATCCATTTGAGATAGCTGTCTGGGCCGCCTGAAGGTGTACTAGGGGAGACTTCTTCAAACTGAGCCTGCATTTCCTCAAGTTCTTCTTGCAGACGTTTCTTTTCTTTAGAGAGTTCCATAGCAAGACTTGCAGCCTTGCCCATCTGTCTTTCTTCTTTATATTCTACTTGAGTGTTGTCTTTTTCTTCGGTCATGATATAGTTTTATTTTAGTTCATTTTAAATGTTCTATCTACCATTCTAACTTTACTTTGCTCTTGATCGTAAATATATACTTCTTTTATTGGGCCGTCAATGTTCTTATCCCAATAGTCGAGAAAACGTTTGATGCGGGGAAACTCAGGCACTTGGTCTTCTGTTTGCCACATAAATTCGTTTACAACGTGCAAATAGTCTGGTATGTAGTAAACAACTTGGACAGTAGCAACCGTCCACTTGTGTAAAATATAAGCCAAGTTAGTCCTTTCCAGTTGATCCGAATCCTCCATCTCTATCAGTTTTTTGTTCTGGGCGAACATCAGTTTCCATAATCATATATGATAGTTCATTGACAAGCTCTGCTTGACAAATACGATTTCCATCGAATACAAATTGTTGATATCCACTTATGTTACAAACCATCATGTAAACTGGTTCGACATAATCAGAATCTATAATACCTACGTTGTTAGCAAGTGTCAGTCCTTGTTTGAGAGCAAGACTTGACCGAGGATATAAACGAACAGAGTGACCAGTTGGAATATCAAAAATCAATCCAGTAGGAATCAATGCTCGTTCATTCTTATTAATCTGAACTTTTCCGTCTACAACTTTTCTTTTCCGTTTATCCAACTGTTCATGAGCATTCATATAGACACTTACTTCTGAATTCTCTGGTAAAAATGAACACAAGTCAAAACAAGCAGAACCTGTTGTAGCACGAATAGGGGTTTTTACTGCTGGGTCTGTTCTGTAAAAATGTAAATCATTTGTCATTCTCAACATCAACTTCCTTTTTGTTTCCTATATTATATTTTGGTGTCAACTCCCATTCATCCTTCTCTTTGAAAGAAAGAATCTTTAGTTGACTCAATGGAACTGTAGGTTCTGCTGATTTTTCTGGCTCTACGAGAGAAATCAGTTCCCATTCAGAAAGTAGATTAGCAACAGTATTTCTTCGTGCTTCATCATTCTCTGAAAAGTTGGATGTTTTTCCGTCTAATGCAAATAATTCTTTGAAATGTACTATGTAATATTTTCCTTGTTTGTGGAGAATATGACACGATTGAAATAATGTTTTTTCTTTGCGTGATGCAATACCGATTCTTGTGAGGGTTTCTCTTACTTTGAGAAAATCATCGGGTTCTTTTAACTTCACTTCAATCATCGATTGGATGATAGTTTCGTTCATTTTGTTCCTTTCAAACCACCTAATTCAATATTTTGTCGAATAATGTCTAACTGTGAGTCGTTCAGCAATGTAGAATAATCTCTTGCTTTTTCGTAACTACAATTGTAATATTTCTTGATTAATTCAAGAACATCATTATTTTCGCGTTTAATCCATTTACCCCATCTTTTTTTGGGTCTTATTGTATTTAGTAAAAAGTCAAACTGGAGTTTAGGATCTAGGTGGTTAAGAACATTCATTTCATTAGCATAAAGAGCCGTATCGTGATTAAAACTCAAACCACGATTTATGATAAAAGAAGTATATTCCTTCTCTAGTATTGGTGTTTCATCAATCAAGTTCTTCTTACCGTGATTGATTTGTTTTATGAAGTCAAACGGGCTCATACGAACTCACAATCCGCCATCAGTTCAATCAGGCAAGCAACCAAGTTAATCTCTTGGTCTGCAACGAACGCAGATTTGTATTGGTAGTTAGCAATAATCAATACCGCTTGTGGTATGGAAGATTTTTCCAATACTTCATATAGTTTGTCATAGATTTTACGATAGACAGTAGCAGGGTCATTGTCAACATTAGTAGCGACCCACTTTCTCATGTTCTGAAAGTTCTTTTCTCTCAAAGAAGAAACTAATTGAGTCAGGTTCAATTCACCAATGTTTGCTAGAATACCAGAATCGATATTTCCAGAAGATGAATATCTTTGAAGTTCGTTGATTACTCTACGAAAGTCAGGAAAATGTTTGTTGATGAGTTCTGCTACAACTCTTTTATCATGAACTATATTTTCAGAACTGAGAATATGTTCGCATCTTTCCATGAACTTAGATGCTATCTCTGGTTTTTCATCTTTACCAAGAACAAAATCAACAACCGCACATCGGGAATGTATCGGTTCAATAATACGATTTTTGTAATTACAAGTGAAGATGAAGGAACAATTATCAGCGAACTTCTCGATGAATCCTCTCATTGCTGGTTGAACAGAATCGGGATTTGAGTAGTCTGCTTCATCGATGATAACAACTTTTCTTGAACTACCAGATAAAGATATGGTAGAACAAAATTGTGTCATTTTAGTTCTGAGAGTATCAATCATTCTACCCTCATCAGAACCATTGATGATTATATAATCGGAGTTGGTTTCTTCACATAACGCTCTGGCAACAGTTGTCTTACCAACTCCTGCTGAACCAGATAATAATAGATTAGGAACTTTTCCGTCTTTAGTCAAATCAGATAGTGTTCCCTTGATACTATCCGATAGAATACATTCTGAGATTGTAGGAGGTCTGTATTTTTCGACCCACAATAGAGAATCTTTTGCCATAATATTTTACTTTCATAATATAAGTTATAATCAAATTACTCATCATAAGATGAGTTAGCTTCAAGAGCAATCCAGTAGTTTAGAGTATCGGATTGACGTTTGAAGTGAGATATTCGTTTGGAAGAAAGTCGAACATCATATGTACCTTCCATCAATTTATTGAGATTTTCCAGTTTGAATATCATACGGAAAGTCTTGTCAGTTGAACCAACAACAGTCGAAAAAGAATCTGATGTAGAATTTACAGTATCAGATACAAGTATACGAATTTCACTTCCATCACCTTGTATAACAACTTCTGGTAATCCAAGAGTGTTAGCAGCATTGATGGTCTTTTTGAAAATCTCTTCAGACAACTCAAAAGAAACTTCTGCATCTGGAAAGTCTATTTCTTTCTCAGGTGGAGTTTGGAACATCGAACTACTACCACAATAATGATATGTCGATTCGTGGTTACCATCTTTTATTGATACACTACTATCCGAAAAAACCAACTCAGGGTCTTTGAATAGAGAAAGAGTTCCAAGAAAACGATTCAGTTCATAGATAGGAAACGTCTTAGGGAAATCTTCATTGATCTCAACAGAGGCCAGTATTGTGTTTAGAGGGGAAACAGTTCGGAGAGTGCTACCCTCACGAAACTCTAAACTTTGATTGATGTTAGCATAGTTCTTGAGGAACGATACTGTATTTTCACTTAACTTCATTGTGTTCTCCTTGAGATTCACGGTTGTAATGATTATCATGTAAGTATAACATAATAATAACATAATGAGCGACTTTTGTCAAGTCGTTTCTATTAAATCCACCCTTCTTACCATAACGTTGAGCGTATTTAATGATGTTACCAATACAGAACCCTTCTCCGTGTCCTGCGTCAGCAATAAATTCTGTTGATTGTATTTTGTTTTGAGAGTAATGTGAAATGTAGGTCTTATCTATTGCATCCCAAATTTCACTCAAATATTTACCTTCATCAAAAACATAATCAACTGGAAGTCTTTCTTTAATTTTTTCTATTTTTTTTCTTAGGTTTTCCATTATTTCTTTTTCTTTTGTCGTGTTGACTAACTTTCGCGTTATCATTTCCATGTGATGCAAATTCTAGATTTGCTAGACTTGACATCGAACCAGTAAAAACATATGAACCCATATGTCCTAATTCCATCCACGGACATAAGAAAATCTGATATCCAATCTTTCTTGCAAATTGACAAAAGAAATAATCTTCTGAAAGATAACGGTCACTTCCACCAGCCACTTCACCAAGATATGCTTCGGAGTCGATTACAGTATCAAAGTAAGCGTGAATATTTCTATCGCCCTTGAAGTGTTCAGAACGATTGTGATCTGGTTTGTAACTAAACTGAGGGAACGCTTCTTTGAAATCTAGGAACACTTGTTTCTTAATCATCATAAATCCAGTTCCAATTTCTAATGTATCAACTGGTTCGGATATTTGTATCTTGTGTGTATTTTCTACTGGATTAAAAACATAGTCTCCTGTATATTTTTCCAACACATTTGGGTCTTCATC